CCCGCGCCTCGCTGGCAACTGCACAGGCTCGTGAAAAGGCCACGGTCAATCAAGGCAGCAGCCCGTTCGGGGCTATCATGTCTGGTCGTTATGCCCTGGCGGCCTTCGCGCGCACCAGTGTGTATGGCGCAGCAGCGGCAGCCGCTTACGGCCTGTTCAACACCATTCAAAGCGGTATCCAAAACGTTATCGAGCTGGAGGATGAGTTTGCCAAACTTCAGGCCATTGCTGATGCTACCAACACGCAAATGTCATCGCTCAAGGCCTCGATCTTTGACGTAGCAGCCAATTCTCGATTTGCGACGACGGATCTTGTTAAGATCAGCCAAACCTTGGCCCAAGCTGGTGTCAGCGCCGGTCAGATGACTGATGTTCTGCGGTCAGTGACCACGCTTGCCAACGCATCTGGCTCCAGCCCTGATGAAGCTGTGAATCTCGTTACGTCGGCACTTGGTGCCTTTCAATTGCAAGCTGGCGAGTCTGCTCGCGTTGCAGATTTGATGACCGCAGCCCTGAACCGCACCAAGCTGACGGTTCAGCAGACCGGGCAGGCGATTCAGTATGTTGGCTCGACCGCCTACGAACAGAACATCGGTCTTGAACAGCTCTTGGCAACGATCGGCGCAGTGGCGCAGGCCGGTGTGAAGTCAGGTTCGACGATCGGCACCGGGTTTCGTCAGTTCCTCGTTGACCTTCAGACCCCAACCGAGAAGCTGGACTTCCAGCTCAAAGCACTGGGCCTGACTCAAGCTGACGTCGACGTGAAGACGCGCGGCCTCGCTGCTGTGCTGGAAACTCTCAAGAACGCCGGGTTCGGCTCATCGCAAGCTTACGCTGGTCTCGAAACCCGTGCAGCGGCCTTCTACCTGACTGCGAAGAACAACGTTGATGTTATCGATCAGCTTCAGCTGGCCTTCGCTGACCAGGGGGCGGCTGCCAAGGCTAACGAACGCGCGATGGACAGCCTCACCGCGCAGTGGCAGCGGTTCAAGAATCTCGTAGGTGATGGATTTGCCAAAGCCGGTGAGCAGGACATGCAAGGCTTCAAGTCCATGCTCAAGGGGCTGAACGATGCCCTTGAGGGATTTGGCAATCAGATGACCAACGTCCAAACCCGGTGGTATCAGGGTTGGAGCGGCTATGTGAGGGGCGCAGAGGGCAATCAACTTCTCGCCTACCTCGACTACATGCGTGACAAGTTCTGGATGATCGCGGCCAATATGGATCTGGTCGAGAACAAGCAGGACACTCTCGCCAACTCGATTGCTAAAACGTCTGATGAAATTTCTCAGCAAAACAATCTGATAGATGAACTTCAAAAGGAATACACGCGCCTGCTGACGCAGAAGGATTCGCTGATCAACAACGATCAGCGATCTGCGTCGGAGATGAGCAATCTTATGCAGCGGTTTGAGGGGCTGTCGGGCTATCTGACCAATACCAGAAACCTCTATACTGACCTCACAAACGCCGTGCGCGGATTCATTGCGGCAAATCAGGAGGCCCTCGCCGGATCCATTGCGACGCAGCAATCCAATCTTGCTCAGCAGAGTGAGGGCCTTCGCACATCTCGTGGCACACTTGCCACCGACGTGCGAAACGACCCGAACTTCAAGAAGCTTGACCCCAAAACCCAAGCTGCTGTCGCCTCTATTTTCCGAGCCGGACCCGGCACTGACGAGTTTCGTCGGGCAATCCCTGTGGTCGCTGACGCTGCTCGCACCAATGCGGGAAACACTCTTGGACCAAAGCTGAATTCATTGGTCACCAACATGCAGCAGGGTCAGGCAAATCAGTCTACCCAACGCACGTTGGTGACCCAGCGCAATACTGCGGAGGCGGCTTCAACCACTGCTGGCTCGCAGATTTCGACCAACATCGCTCAGGCCAACGCCCTGATCGCTCAGGGTAAATATGCTGATGCCTCGAAGCTCATCAGCACTACTCGAACGTACATGAAGTCGTTCAAGGTGCAGGCAAAGCATCAGGGCTTCATGGCCGACTCAACCTCTCAGCTTGATAGCATGGAGGCGCAGATCAGGGCGGCTCAAACGCCTACGCCGTCTCAGACCCGAGCTTCCCAGCGATATGATCGTGACTCTGAACGCCAAGCTCGGTTGATGACCCAAGGTAATCTTGACAGTATCCTGAGCGGCTTTGGTTTGAACTTCAGCCGTGGTCACGATGAAAGCCCCTCGGCGCGTGCGGCCCAGAATGCATTGCACGCTCGCGGTCTTACCAATGCCACGGCGGACACCAGCGGGCACACCCGTCGCGGTGGTCTTGCACGTGACCTATCGATTCGCGGAGTATCTGATGAAGATGCCAAGCGTATGGCTGTTGCCATTCGGAAGCGTCTCATTGATGAAGGCGTACCAGGCGAGGCTCTCGACGTCCGGTTTGAGACTGGAAAGGGGAAAAATCAGGGAACTGGCCGCCATATTCATGTCAGCATTCGGCCCGGAGCCAAGCTGCGTGGTAGCGCCGCTGGAACGGCTGAGAACAAGCTTGACCAGTTCATTGACCAGAAGCAACTTCAGAGTGATCAGCGTGACTTGGAGCAGGCTCTGGCTGATATGGCCAAAGCGACCACGACTGACACTTTCAGTGCTGCAGCTGCGGCCGCCAAGGCCGCTCTTGAGAAGGTCAACGAAGACCTTCGAAATCAAGCTAAGAACGAGCTGGCTGGACGCGGTGTATTGCCCGGTGATCCCGAGTGGGAAGTCCGGATGGGGCAGATCGAACAGCAGATCAAACAGAATACTGTTGACTACCAGTCGAAGATTGCGGACGCGATCGTCACCAGCTTGTCGGCCATGCTCAAGGCGGCAGAACAGAAGTTCAACGAAGCCATTGCGCCAGCACTTCAAGCGAAGGCACTCGCGGATGCCCAGCTGAGTGGTCTCGATTATGCTTCGAATGATGGCAAGGTGCCTGACTATGTTCGCGTTCTCGCGCAGCGCCGCGCTGGCCAAGCTGCCGAAAACGTTGATCGCGCTCGGGCATCGGCCCTGCCAGCAGAGGTGGCTGCGAAGGAAGCAGCACTGGCCCAAGCGCGGGCTAACCTGAGCGACGTTCCGCAGTATGATGCCAACGGCGTTGAAACGGCGGCCTATCAGAAGGCAACGCAAGCGATTAACGAGCAGGTGCTCGCATTGCAGGCGCTGCGTAACGAGAAAGTCAACCTCGACGCGGCGCTCAATGCTTCAGCGCAAATTCCGACGACGCTCAGTGAAGGTCTGCATCAGGCTATTCAGGCGTATGAAGAAACACACAAGCTGAACAACACCTTCCAGCAAGACCTCATCATGAACATGGGTGGTGCGCTGGACACTGTGCACGAGAGCTTCACAAACTTCTTCACCGAGGTGATGACTGGAACCAAGTCGATTGGTGCCGCATTCGGCGACATGGTGATGAGCGTCATCAACTACTTGGCGCAGCTTGCAGCCAAGTGGGCTGCCAATCAAGCCTTCAAAGCGATCCTCAATGCCATCGGTGGAAGCGTCGGCGGAGGCGATGTTGGCGGAAGCGTCGGTGTGGGCGGTGCTTGGTGGGGTGGAAAGGCAGAGCCACAGGGGTATTTGGGTGGCGGCCGCGTATCAAATGGCTCAGCTGCAATGGACAGCGTTAATGCTCGACTGGCGCGCGGCGAGTGGGTCATCAATCGCCGCGCGGTGGACAGCGTTGGCGACGGCTTCATGGCTCGATTGAATACGCATGGCTCAAAGGCACTTGACTCTCTTCGCTCTGTACCGCAGATCGTTCAGGCTCCGCAGCAGAATACCAACGTCTATGTTGTTGCGCCGGACAAGAAGCCGACGCTGACGAAGAATGATGTTCTGGTCGTGGTTCAGGAAGACATGCTGAACGGTGAAAGCCGTAAGCTGGTTCGCACTATTTCGCAGGGCGGGTAATGAAAACATTCAGCTTTTGTCCAAATAGTCTGGTTCCAGAAACTCTTCCACGAGAGAATGCTCAAGTCATGTCCCTTGGCGGTTGGCAGTTTACTGCCCGTCCAACTACCCCGCTTCAACGGCGTTTCAAAGTGATGCTGTATGGCCTCACTTGGTATACGTATGATGATGGGCGATACGACATCGCGACTGACCCAAATCATAACGCACATCTTCTTGAGCAGTTTTACGCTGAGCATGAAATGTGGAAGCCGTTCAACTGGCGGCATCCTCACCTGGGCTACTCGCCGATCGAGGTGCGGTTCCAATCACAAGTCAACGTGCCAGCGGGGTTGGTGAACTCGGGGGGTTTGATTGGTCCCGTTGAAATCAACCTCATTGAACACAATCCGGGGTACTGATCATGGTGTCTTTGACCTCTGTCGGCGAACGCTTTCATATCCCTTGGACCCTTATCAACGGCGGAAGCGGCGAGGTGATGGGCACGGTCTCCGAGACCGACCAAACCTCGCAGCCGAGCTACGTCTTCGTGCGTCCTCGCCACGTTTTCCGAACGAAGTCTCCGACAGCCTTGAAAGCTGGGATGGTTATCCAATCCCCAAGTGGAATGGTGTTCATCGTCGGAGACAACGGCCCATCTGAATTGAAGGAAGGTGTCCTATGGCAGAGCTTCCGTGTTTTCGAGCCGACCGGGAAATATCTGTGGCAGCGCCGGACGACCACTCTGGATCCAGTAACTCGAATTGAAACTGAGGGTCCGCCGCAGACTTTGGGCGTAGTCTATGCTGCCATCGAAAGCATGGACCGAATGCAGGCGGATCGTGAGATGCGACAGAATTTCGAGCAACAGCGGTTTATCACTGGGTCGGACGTCCAAGCTGATGATATTTTCGACAACCGGATCGTCACTAAGGTGGACAAGCAGCTTGGTCTTGCGATAGGCACGCTCACCTAGAGGTGACCATGACGATTCGCGGCGCTAAGGGCAGCAGCAGCTCTTTTGCTCAAACTCCAGACAACCTTCGCTCGATCGACACTTTCGAGGGCCTCCTCGGCGTGGCCGTCGGGCCTATCAAGGGACCGACGCGAGGTTTGAAGTCCATCAAAGTTGACGGCACCGCCATTGAAAATGAAAGCGGCGAGTTGAACTTTGGTGAGTTTGTCGCGAACTTCGCCGACGGTGACCCAACCAAATTTCCTCAGAAGGTGGACTTGAAGCTTGGTGCGGGGGCCTCGCCGGTTCCAGTTCAACTGGCGCTGGCAAATACCAACACCGGCGCTGGTACTGGAACTCCGGGGCCGTGGGTCACCAAGACCGTAACCAACACGGGTGCGAATTTCCTCGACGTGCGCTTCGTCGTTAACCAGCTGTGGCGTCAAGATAAAAAGGGAATCTACAACGAGACCGCTACGATTGAAATCCAGATGAAGCCGACGGCGGCTACCACGTGGATCAATCCGACCATCACTACGCCTAGCGGAACCTACAATGAGCAGGGTGGAAGCAAATCGGACATTACTCGTCGCCTGATTCCCGAAGAGAACTTCAATCTCGACGGAACTTGGAAGACGCCAACTCCAAATTTCCCAATCACTGGAAAGACCACCAGCCCTACGGTATTTGAGGTTCGCATTTCTGTGCCGAACGAGGGGGCCTATGCAGGGACTGGATGGGATATTCGATGCCGCCTGCTGCAACGCGACACCTACGACAACGGCTCCGACACTGACAGTCAGCAGGAGAAGCGCTCGCTTTCTTGGGAGTCTGTCGCAGCAGTCTACTCGACAACGATGGGAGACCACGAAGATTGGCGAGGACTATCGTGGCTTCAGCTCTACGGTAAGGCCAGCGATCAGCTGACTGGCGTCCCGGAAATCACGGGCGAGTATGACACCAAAATCGTGCCCGTGCCGCCTTCCAGCATCTACAACCCGGATACCCGTCAGTACGTGCCCGGAGTATGGGACGGCTCGTGGTCATATGCATTCACGACCGACCCTGCTTGGATCATCGGCGATGCCATCAGCGACCCGCTTTCGGGTCTGTCGGCTGTGGCTACCGGATGCTACCTAAACAAGTGGGATGCGCTTGAATCCTCGAAGTGGTTCAGCCAGCTGGTGTCTGATGGCGCAGGCGGAACCCATCCGCGCTATAGCATGAACCTGGCTGTTACTGAATCGCAGAAAGCTGAAGAGCTGATCCGCTATATGGCAGGCGGCGTTGGTGCGCTCGTATGGGATCAGGGGAACGGCGAATGGCGCATGAAGGTCGACAAGCCTGACAACCCGGTCGACATCTTCACGCTCGACAGCATCATCGGTGAGTTCGTCTACAACCACACTGATGTTGATACCCGATACAACGATGTCATTGGCAAGTTCAAGAACGCCGCGATGGATTACCGCGAGGACAGCGTTCGCTTGTTCGACAATCCTTCGATTGCACAAATCGGGCGAAAGCCGACGACGGTGGCTTTGGTCGGCTGTACTAACCGGCAGGAGGCTCTGCGTCGTGTGAAGCTTCGGCTGCGAACGGCAATCAACGAGACTAGGATCGTGAACTTCACGACAAACCGTCGTGGTCGAAACATCAACATGCTCGACACTATCCTCGTGGCTGACGGCGACCTTGGTTCGCAGGATCAGCAGACGAACGGCCGCGTCATCGAAGTTTCAGCTGATCGAAAGACGATCGTCCTGCGCGACCCGGTGTATCTGGCTCCGAGCATCTCCTACACCATCAAATACGCCACACCGAACCCGGTCTATGCTCCCGATACTTCAGTGCAGCCTACCAGTCCTGAGTGGCGCAAACCGACGGTTGTAGATGTTCGAAACGTCACGAATGACATCACCCAGCGTGGAAGTGTTCGCGTTCTTCATCTAGACACCGCGCTTCCAACCGACGTGGCTTCAAACCTCTCAATTGCTTTGGATGCTACTGGACTTGTAACGCTGCCGAAGCTGTATCGGGTTCTCAATGTTGGGATCGACGATGATGGTGAACGGATTCAGATCAACGCCATCGAGGTCGACACCGGAAAGTGGGATGCTTCAGACAGCGTGTCGCCTGAGGACTCCGTGTTTCAGGATATGCGCGGGGTTGTTCCGCCGCCAAAGCTTCCTGACTTCGGTGATCCGCTATCCCTTCACAAGACCAACACCCCTACTGGGGTGATCACAACGCTGCTCGCCCAGTGGCAGCGCCCGGCCGGTGCTTTTATCTCCGGATTTCGGGTCCGTCATGGCATCAATGGCGATGCTATGACCGTGGTGGTAGATCGCACGCAGATCCCTACATGGGAACTTGTCAGCCCTGCCCCAGGCATTCATCATGTTGAGGTCTCATCGATCAGTCGAAGCGGAGCCTTCAGCCAGCCTCTGGCGGTCTCGCTGCTGGTTCCATCGGGGCCAGACGAAACTCGGGCATCTCTCGGCTCGCTGTGGAAGAGCGGCGATGCCGTCGTGCTTGGTTTCCCTTATGAAAAGGGGGACATTGTCACCGATCAGGGAGCTGCGTGGATCTACGTTTCGGATGTTGCGTGGGATGGAACCACCACTCCTCCTACTCTTCCAACACAGGAGAACACCTACTGGCGGCAGATCAAGGATGCCACGGCGTCCAGACTGGACTACACTCCCGCTACGTTTTCCATACGGCTCGATTATCTTGGAACCGTCTACGGCGGTGAGCTGCCGAAGCTTGGGCAAATTCGATATTTAGTGGGTGCTGCGGATGTCTCTGCCTCAACTACTTGGACCATCAACCCCGTGGGCTGCTCGGCATCGATCAACTCCACTGGAGGGTTCAGCATCACAGCAGTCAGCTCAATCAATGCCTACGTAGATATCACTGGCGTGTTTGACGGCCTTACCCTCACCAAGCGTGTTCCCATGACTATTCTACAGGATGCACCTCCGGCCGGGGCTGGCGGTGGAAGCGGAGCTTCGAGCGCCACGATCACCTCTGGGTTTCCGGCAGTTTCCAGCAGCTCGTATCCTTCGAACCCCACCCCTATCGGAACCGTTCGCAGCAGCTCAACGGGCAAACTGGCCTTCTCGGCTTCTCTCAGCTACTCGATTGCACCACCGTCTAACGCGGTCCGCAACGGGTATGTTGCCGGAAAGCTGGTGTACCGAACCGGAGGTGGCGGATGGACTGACGTGGCTTCCGAGACGGTGGGGAGCGAAGCCTACTACAACACCTCGATGGCAGATTATGGTGAGATCGACTACTACGATGGGTATCTCACCATTGCATCAACGACGATCACCGGCTTGACCGCTAGTACGGACTATGAATTTGGCATCCTTCTGCGTAAGCAGGCAGGTAATGCTTCGGCACTCTATATGAGCGGCTCGATCGGAGCTGTGCAGGTGGCATAATGGCTGAGACTTGGTGGATCATTGATGGTGTTCGACAGGTGGTGACAGATGGCGGTCATCCGAGTTCCTTCGGAGAGACCGGGACGGCTGTGCAAATGACTCGTCGAGGAAACCTCAGCTTCGAGCTGCCTAACCTAAGCACCGGGGGGTGGGAGGACAACATCCCGGCTCTCAAAGTGAAAGCACTAAGCGATGTGGATGAGAAACGTCAGAAGCTTCAGGACGTTTACGTTTCGCCCGGAGAAGGTAAGAAGGTAGTCTACGCCCAGAAGAATGCCGAGCAGCGTGACTACTATGCCAATGGACCAACCCCGGTAA